CTCCAACACATGAAGAAGCTCATCTTCCTCCTGGCGCTGTTGTGGGCTCTCCCAGCCTGGGCCCAGAACCCGACCTGCCCGACCCGTCCCGCTGGGGACGTCTCCAACGCCTGCGCCAGTACTGCCTTTGTTCACAACGGTTTCGCACCGATCCCAACCAGCAATTATACTATCAACCTGCCCCTGATCGGCAACGGGACTCCATATCCGGTCCAAGGCACCCGTTCTGGCACCACTACAATTTTCGGCACCGTATCTGGAACCCCAGTTAGCGGCAACTGTGTCAGTTGGAATAGTGGAGACCTTATTGATGCCGGGGCACCTTGTGGTTCCGGTGGTGGGGGCGGTAGTGGAACCGTCACTGCGGGCTTATCCGGACAAATTGCCTTCTATCCTGCCGATGGCACCACCGTCGCAGGTGAGGCGTTCCCAGGCGCCCCGGGCTCTGGTGGCTCCGGATCGGCGCAAAACACTACGGCAAATTGCACCGCAAGCAGCGCTAGCGTTACGCTGGCGTCCGCTATTGACTTCGTTAATGGTCAAGGCATCGCTCTCGAGCATTGTGGTGCCACCTTCGCCGGTGCAGCCCCGACCGGACTGGCGGTCTCGAAAAATGGCCCGTCCGGTTCAACTCATTATGCCTATCAGATTTCATGTCTTGATGCTGGTGGAGGGGTAGGTGCCGCAGTTGGTCCTGTTACCATCACCAATGGATATGCGACGTTAGGAACGATCCTTCTAAGCTCACGGCAATTCTCCTACAACAACGTCTCGTGGTCGACGAGTTGTCCTGCGATCGCCGTGTGGCGCAGCAAGTCCAGTGGCGCGTATCAACTGCTTGGGGCCTTCCGCAGTTCGATGACATTTACAGACTCCGGTCTGCCACAGGTCACTATTCCATGGATTCCGGCGACGCCTCCTGCGAGCGCGTTGAACGACCGTCTGGTGACCACGATTTCCTCAGGGGCTGGCACCACGTCGATCGTCGTTGCCAATGCGGCGGGCAATAGCGCGACCGGCACCTATACCCGTCATGACGACACGGCAGCGTTGAATGCCTATCTGTCCGCAAATTCAAACGCCCACCTTCCCGCCGGGACCTTCAACATTGAGGCAATCACACTCCCAACCAGTGTGGTGGCATTCCACGGTGAAGGGGCCTCCGCAACAATCTTGTCCGGATGGACTCCTTCTAATACGCCTATTGTCACGGCGACCGGAATGCCGAACGGCTTCCATATGTATGACATGAGAATCTCCGCTCCAGCAGGAACTGTGTGGCAGGATCTACTAGTCTCCTCGACAATTGGATGCTGGCTGCAGGACATGGGCTTTTCAGCAGGGTTCGGGGCTATTATGATGAGCAGCACGACTCGGTGCAGCGTCATCAATAATCATATCTACACTTGGTATCAATACGCCATCCACGACCAATCTGGAACGGGAGATACATTCATCGGTAATATTATGAATGTTGGATCTCTCCCCGCGACCGGTGAGGCACTCACACTATCGCAAACGAACTACTCTTTAGTAGAGGGCAACAGCGTCCTCGGCGGGGATTACTTCGCATACCTCATCGACGGCGGTTCACACGACAAGATTACCGGTAACGTGTCACTTAACTCCAATAATGAGAGTTACCACATTGCCGGACTAAGTGGTTCGGCGAGCTGGAACCAGATCACTGATAATGTAGCGGACTCACAGTTCTACTCCATAGACTTCTGCATTTCCATCTCAGATGATAATGGAAATAGCGTGATAATGGAGGAGAATGTAATCTCCGGTAATTTTCTCAGGTATTGTGGGATCAGCGCCATCGGTCTGGTCCAATTAGCTGGGGCGTCTCCACAATTTATCTACAATATAGTCACCAACAATGTCATATTTGCTTCGAATGCGGATTCACAGGCGAATACGCCTGATATATGGATCACCGGCAGCGGGTTTACCTATACAATGATCAATGGGAACACATTCATGAGTGGTCAGGCTCTCGTTAATTACAATGTCCAGGAGACAAATTCCGGACACGGAACGCCGAACCATACACAAGTCGGCGCGAATTTTGGGCTCGTTGGCGCAAGTGGCCTTGCACAGCTTCCGGGAACCGGGAGCGCCGTCCTAAAGGGAGGAAGCTCGGGACTTTAAACACGAGGAGCTTAAGATGCCTCTTAAGAAAGGTACTTCCAAGGCTACAGTTAGCAGCAACATCAGCGAGTTCCACACCGGGAAGACCTACGCTGCTACGAAGAAGAAGTTCGGCAAAAAGACCGCGGATAGACAAGCCGTCGCCGCGGCCTTGAGCCAAAAGCGGAGATCGAAGTGAACGAGGAAGACTCAGCCCACCTCAAGAACATGGCCCGCGATATGCAGTCGATCAAATCGATGCTCGCGGAGGTCATCACCTATATGAAAGATGCCGAGTCGGAGGTCTCGGAGAAGATGCGGAGGTTTATTATGTACGCCCATGACGTGCATGATATGCAATATATGTACGAATCCCGGGGGATCCCGGTGCCTCCGCATGTGATGCGGGAGATCGAACGCTGCGATGATCGGTACCGACACCTCCTCGAGGACATCGACAACTTCGAGAAGATCCGCACCGAGATGTCAAAGCGCAGCGGGAATCGCTGGGATTGGTCCCGGCAACTGGCAAAGCCAAAGGAGACAACATCATGAAACAAGGTCGCGGGCACAGCGCCCGAGGAAGCACGAAGGTTGAACCGGTGTCAAAGGCCAAGAACCCTGGCAAGGTCGCTGACATGGGGCTGCAGACGGTTCGCACCCGGCCGCACAAGGATCTTGGTCGCGGGTACTCAGCCCCGGCGCCGAAGTCAACTACCAACCACAAATCTGGCTCACAAGGGAAGAGGTAAATTATGACATTCGGTGAGAAGGCTGTTGGCTTGAGCTTCAATCCCTCAGGGGATCCATTGGTTCAGAAGCTCAAAGAACTTTATGCTCAGATCATCGACATTTGCAACGATGATCGAATCAGACGTCAAGGTGAAACAGCACGGCTTTATTCTATCGCCATAACTGAAGCCCAAAGCGCCCAGATGTGGGCAGTTAAAGCTGCAACCTGGAAGGATTGAATGATGCTGAGCGATGGCGACGTGATCACCAAAGTCTGGATGCTCCTGGACATCATTCACAAGGCCACCTCGGCAGGCCCGGCCTTTGCCAAGTGGGCCCAGATGGCCCGGGAGGAACTCGAGAACACTCACAGCTTCCTTTCCCAAGCCGAGCCCGAACTTCCCCTTGAAGAGGAGACCTCCACCAATGGCTAAGCATCCCCTTGACTCCTACCCCTCCTCCGCCCCCGCCCAGGGGGGCAACCGCTCTCCTTGTGGCGGCGATATGACTGACTACGTCAAACCCATCCCGTACAAACCGCCTGTTGGCCCGACCGACCAGATGCGTCAGCGCCCTGGGCTCGGCGGCACCAATCACGGCAACTCTGGCACGCAGGGCAGGCGCTAAGCCATGACCACCGCAACCGACATCGTCAATCGCGCCCTTACCGTCCCCGGCACGCGCACCACCGTGACCGATGCCGAGCTTGCGGCCAACTCCACCAACGAGGCCATTCAGGCCAACCTCAAAATCGACACCATCCGCAGGCAACTCTTGCGGATGGCGCCGTGGAACTTCGCGACGAAGACGATCAATCTCATCTACATCACCTCCTCGCCGGGGACACCTGAAAACACCATAGCGGCGACCACGCTCTGGGCACCGGGGCAACCGACGCCGCCATGGAATTATGAGTACCAATATCCCCCCGATTGTGAGCGGATGCTATTTATCATCCCCTCCACCCAAACCGGTTTCGCTGGCGGGGTGCCGATCACCACCGCTGTGACTGGCGGTGCCGCCACCTTCTGGCAAGGGCCGCCGGTTAAGTTCAAAGTACAGAACGATACCTTCTATCCCGTTGTCGCTGTCGATATTGCCTCCGGCGGCAGCGGATACGTCCAAGGCGACATCATCTTCGGCCCCGGGATGATCAACCCCACCTCGGGGCAGATCACTTGGACCCAGGGCACCCAACCATTTGGCGGCCCGGTGCAGTTGCTGGTGACATCTGTGGATGGATTT